ATGAGTTTGTTTCTAAACACAGCATAGAATTATTACAAGAACAAGGAATTTATCGTGATGTACATGTTGGTTCTGCTGCGCCTGACACAGACCTAGAGCCTGACCAAGACCTTACAATTTACAACGACGACAAGGTTCGTTTAACTAAATACTATGGTTTAGTACCTCGTGAGTTACTTGAAGCTGAAGATGTAGAAGTAGAGTCAGAGTCAATGTACGTTGAGGCTATAGTAGTTATAGCTAACGGTGGCACACTACTAAAGGCTGAAGCTAACCCGTACATGATGGGTGACCGTCCTGTTGTTGCGTTTCCTTGGGACGTAGTACCCGGAAGATTCTGGGGCCGTGGTGTGTGTGAGAAGGGTTACAACTCCCAGAAAGCTCTTGACACTGAGCTACGCGCACGTATCGACGCACTGAGTCTCACGATTCATCCTATGCTTGCTATTGACGCAACACGCTTGCCACGAGGAGCTAAACCTGAAGTACGTCCGGGCAAAATGATTCTAACTAACGGAGATCCCCGTGAAGTTTTACAGCCGTTTAACTTTGGACAAGTTAATCAAATTACTTTTGCACAAGCTTCAGCGCTTCAGCAAATGGTTCAGCAAGCTACAGGAGCCGTTGACTCCGCTGGTATTGCTGGACAGGTTAACGGAGAAGCGACAGCAGCAGGAATAAGTATGTCTCTTGGCGCTATTATTAAACGACACAAGCGCACTTTAATTAACTTTCAACAGTCGTTCCTGTTACCGTTTGTAAGCAAAGCTGCACATAGGTACATGCAATTTGATCCTGAAAACTACCCAGTAGCTGACTACAAGTTTACTGCTACGTCTACTCTAGGCATCATCGCTAGAGAATACGAGGTAACTCAACTTGTACAACTATTGCAGACCATGAAACAAGACAGCCCAATTTACCCTGTGTTGATCCAGAGCATTATCGACAACATGAACCTGAGTAATCGTGATGAGTTGATTGCGTCTATGCAACAAGCACAACAGCCAGATCCTCAAGCACAGCAGATGGCTCAAGCAGCTCAACAAACTCAAATGGAGTTTCAGAAAAGCCAGACTTCAGCGTTGCAAGCACAGGCTGCTGAGTCTCAAGCAAGAGCGTCTAAGTACGATATGGAAACACAGTTATTACCTGAAGAATTACAAATTGAAAAAATTGAAGCTATTACAAGAAATCTCAAAGAAGGAGATCAAGAAGATAAAGAGTTTGACCGCCGCCTAAAGGTAGCAGACGCCCTACTTAAAGAAAAACAAATAGAAGGAAAACGTCCTAATGCTAATGACACAAATAGAAATGAACCAGTTCCTCAACCAAATCAACAAAGCATTCCAAGACCAGTTCAACAAATTGGACTTGTTGGAGAACCGGGTCAAGGATTTGGAAGCCAAAATCAATGAGCAAAAAAAAGGATCCAAAACTAACACGAGCAGGAGTAAGCGGTTACAACAAGCCAAAGAGGACTCCTAGTCACCCTACTAAGTCACACGTCGTTGTAGCTAAATGTGACGACGGTAAAGTTAAGACTATTCGATTTGGACAACAAGGAGTTAGTGGTGCTGGAAAAGATCCTAAGACTGCTAAAGAAAAAACGAGGCGTAAGTCTTTTAAAGCTCGTCATGCTAAAAACATAGCCAAAGGAAAGTGTTCTGCGGCTTATTGGGCAAACAAGGTTAAATGGTGAACGCTATGAAAGTACCTGCTCCAAAAGGTTATCACTGGATGAAAAGTGGTAATAGTTACAAATTAATGAAAAACCCAGCAGACGGATACAAGCCACACAAAGGCGCGTCTAAGTCTGCAAACTTTGAAGTTCAGAAAGCCCACAAAAAGTAAGGAGATAGCTATGCTTGGATATATGTCTACAACACCTAAGAAGAAAAAGAAAAAAGTAAAGAAGCCAAAGGGGTACTAAAATGGCTAGAGGACTATACAGCAACATACACGCTAAACGTAAGCGTATCAAGGCTGGATCAGGTGAAACTATGCGTAAACCGGGATCAAAAGGCGCTCCTAAAGCCTCTGCTTTTAAGAAAGCTAAAAAAACTGCCAAGAAACGGTAAAATTTACATTAAAATAAAGCTTGACAAATATACAAAAATATGGTATAATATATATATGTATAGTATAACTATATAAACTATAGAGACAACCCAAGGGCCTCAAAATGGATCAAGAAACACAACAATATTACGATAACTATTTTAATCTTTTTCTTACTGACGGTTGGAAACAACTTGTACAAGATTTTAATAACAATGTTTTACAGATTAATAGCATAGAAGCTACTAAAGATGTTAACGATATGTTTTTTCGTAAAGGACAACTAAATATATTAACCCATTTAGTAAACATGGAAACTATTGTTACAACTAATTACGAAGAGGCATCTAAGCCTTCTGAAGAAAATGATTAAAGTATTTGATTTTCGTTGTACTAACGGACATATTTTTGAAGAATTTGTAGAATCAGGTACTACATCCAGTAGGTGCGGATGCGGTGCTAATGCTACAAAGATTGTTTCAGCAACTCATCACATGCTCGACGGTTCCTCTGGGGATTTTCCCGGTAGGCACATGAAGTGGGCACGTGAACATGAAGAAGCTGGACGAAGAGGACGGGAAGCTCAACGCGAGGAGAGTCAATCCTGATTTAATCTCCACAACCTAATAAAAATAATAGGCGGGGTAAGTTTAAAATGTCACGAGCACAATTAATAGATGAGCGTCCAGAAGAGGAAGCCACAGATACAACTTTAGAACTAGAGCAAAATACTATAGAGACTCCTCAAGAAGAGGAACAACCTCAAGAAGTTAACATTCCAGAAAAATACCAAGGTAAATCTGTTGAAGATCTCGTACAGATGCACCAAGAACTTGAAAGGTTTTCAGGTAAACAGAGTACGGAAGTAGGAGAGCTTAGATCAGTTGTAGATGGCTACATTCAGACACAACTCAACGAGCAACAAGCACCTGTACAACAGCAAGAAGACGATGACGTAGATTTCTTTGTTGATCCTAAAGACGCTATTAATCGGGCTATTGATAATCACCCTAAGATACGCCAAGCAGAAGAATATGCTGCTGCTAACAAAAAACAGGCAACCTTGTCACAGCTTAAATCAAATCATCCTGATATGGAGCATGTGTTACAAGATCCTAAGTTTGCAGAGTGGATTAAAGGGTCGAAAATTAGGACACAATTATTTGTACAAGCAGACCAAGGTTATGATTATGATGCTGCTAACGAGTTGTTTAGTCTCTGGAAAGAGCGCAACAACGTAGTAAAACAAACAGCTTCTGTTGAAAAACAAGCGCGTAAGAATACACTAAAATCTGCCTCTACAGGTAATGCCCGTGGAACAGCAGAAGGATCTCGTCGTAAAGTTTATCGTCGTGCTGACATTATTAAACTTATGAAGACTGACCCAGATCGTTATAATGCTATGTCAGATGAAATACTGAAAGCTTATTCGGAGGGTCGAGTTAAATAGCCTAGTATTTAAGGAGATTTATCATGGCTACAGCAACTTATCCCGGCGCGGGTGGTAATACCGCATTAACAGAAGCAGCAACATTTGTACCAGAAATTTGGTCAGATGAAATTATTGCTGCTTATCAAAAGAACTTAAAGATGGCTCCCCTTGTCAAGCGCATTTCTATGACAGGAAAGAAGGGTGACGTTATTCATATTCCTAAGCCTACTCGTGGTGACGCCAATGCAAAAGCGGCTGATACTGCGGTAACTATCATTGCCAACACAGAGTCAGAGTTGACGATTACTATTAACCGTCATTTTGAGTACTCGCGTTTGATTGAGGACATTGTAGAAGTACAGGCTTTGTCTTCTTTGCGTCAGTTCTACACTGAAGACGCTGGTTACGCTTTGTCTGTACAGGTCGATAATGATCTGCACTCTTGCGGTACTGGCTTTGGTAATGGAGGTGCAATTGTATTTTCTGGAACAGTAGCTCCTACTGACTACCAGCACACTGGCTGCTTTATGAATACCAACGACTCAACGACTCAATACACTGACGATACTATTGACGGTATTGCTGGTGATAAGTTTACTGATCGTTTTTTCCGAGACATGATCCAGAAGCTAGATGACAACAATGTCCCAATGGAAAATCGTTACTTTGTTATTCCACCCGGAGTACGGAATGAAATTATGGGCATTGACCGATATGTTTCATCTGACTTCGTAAGTGGTGGAGTAGTAAACAGCGGCCTTATTGGTAACTTGTACGGCGTAGACGTATACGTGTCTGCTAACTGTGCAACTATTGAAGCTGCTAGTGATAACAGTGCGGCAAGTGTTGATACTCGTGCTGCCTTGTTGTTCCACAAAGACGCTGTTGTTATGGCAGAGCAACTGGCTGTACGCTCTCAAACACAGTACAAGCAAGAGTACCTTTCTACTCTGTACACTGCCGACACTCTTTACGGTGTTCAAGTGTATCGTCCTGAAGCTGGGTTTGTGCTCGCACTACCATCTGCTTAATCTACACAGGGGTCAGCAACGGCCCCTTTTTCTTTTCTTGTTTGTTTTCTTAGGAGTAGTCTATGCCTATCTTTCGGGGTGACGGTGGTTCAGGTGATGCCTCTACGGATGCGTATGCGTCACAGGTAGCACAGAACGCCCAGACTGCTACTACAAAAGCAAACGAAGCATCAACCAGCGCAACTGCTGCTGCAACAAGTGCTACAGCTTCTGCATCAAGTGCTACAGCTTCTGCATCAAGTGCAACAGCGGCTGCTTCATCTGCTACGGCTGCTGCGGCTACCAAAAACTCTATTGATGAGTTTTATCTAGGCGCTCAATCAAGCAATCCAACTGTTGATAATAACGGAGATTCTGTTACAGCAGGTGATTGGTACTTTAACACAGGAAGTAACACTACTAGAATTTATGACGGTTCTGCTTGGCAAACTATTAATCCAGACCTAGTAGGCGACACATCGCCACAGTTAGGTGGTAACTTAGACCTTAACAGTAAGAATATTACTGGCACAGGTAACGTAAGCATTACAGGTAATGTAGTTCTTTCAGGTACGGTAGATGGTCGTGATGTTGCTGCTGATGGTACAAAGTTAGACGGTATTGAGTCTAGCGCAACAGCAGACCAAACAAATTCAGAAATTAGAGCATTAGTTGAATCTGCTTCTGATAGTAATGTTTTTACAGACGCAGATCATACAAAGTTAAATGGCATTGAAGCTAGTGCAGATGTAACTGATGCAACTAATGTTGCTTCTGCTGGTGCCGTTATGGATGGAGACTTTGGTTCTAACGGGTTTATGAAACGTACTGGTGCAGGGGCTTATGCTGTAGACACAAGCACGTACATTACAGGCAATCA